GTATCTGATAACAGTCAATTATTAGATTGAAACTGGGTAGTCGTTTACCCTTTTGTCCCAGCACTTGTCAAACTTGCTTCTTAACAGGTGCGTGATAGGTTTCGTTACCTCACAATAGGGTACTCAAAATAAGTAGGGTATTTCATCAAGTAGAGAAATAGGGTAGATAAATGTCATTATTTTCATTCAAGTTGGCTGACGACTTCGTGGCTCCATACAGGGCAAAGAAGGCTCCATTTGGATACCAAGATGCAGCGGGAAATTCGGTAGGAGAGATCACCTATCTTCGTACCTATTCACGCCTCAAGGCAGATGGTACGAAGGAGACATGGGTCGATGTCTGCGAGCGAGTCATCAACGGAATGTACTCACTCCAGAAAGATCACGCCAAGTTGAACCGCTTGCCATGGTCTGATGCCAAAGCAGCAGCCTCGGCTAAGGAAGCCTTTGACCGACTCTTTGAGTTGAAGTGGACACCGCCAGGTCGAGGCTTGTGGGTTATGGGTACGCCACTGGTCAATGAGCAACGCAACTCAGCAGCACTGCAGAACTGCGCCTTTGTCTCTACTGGCTCGATGACCAAGACAGACCCAGCAAAGCCATTCGCATTTCTCATGGAAGCCTCAATGCTCGGAGTGGGCGTTGGCTTCGACGATAAAGGAGCAGACAAGGAGTTCAAGATCTATGAGCCACAAGAAGGTGATACCTATGTCATCCCAGATACACGAGAAGGCTGGTACGAAAGCACCGCTGCCCTCATCAATGCCTACCTTAAGCCAGATACGAAGAAGCCTATCTTTGATTACTCCGTCATCCGACCAGCAGGGGAACCTATCAAGATCTTTGGTGGAACCGCAGCGGGACCAGACCCGTTAATCAAGTTACATGACCAACTAACTTCTATGTTTGCGGGCCGTTCTGGAGAGTTACTTACTCGTCGTGATATCGCTGACATCGGAAACTTGATTGGTGTCTGCGTAGTCTCTGGCAATGTTCGTCGCTCAGCAGAACTTCTCATGGGTCGCTTGGATGATCAAGAGTTCCTTGATCTCAAGAACTACGAGAAGAACCCTGACCGCATGGCGTATGGCTGGATGTCTAACAACTCTGTTGAGGTATCTGTAGGTCAAAACCTTGACGGCATCATCGAAGGCATCTCTCGCAATGGTGAGCCTGGAGTTATTTGGATGGACTTGTCTCGCCAGTATGGTCGACTTGCTGACCCTATCAACAACAAGGACTGGCGCATCGCTGGCTATAACCCATGCGCTGAACAGTCTCTTGAATCTTATGAGTGTTGCACACTTGTCGAGACTTATCTCAATCGCCATACTGATCTTGAGGACTTTAAGCGCACCTTGAAGTTTGCTTACCTCTATGCAAAGACTGTAACTCTTCTTCCTACTCACTGGGAAGAGACGAATGCAATCATGCAACGCAATCGCCGTATTGGTACATCGATCTCTGGTGTTGCTAACTTTGCAGATACGAAGGGCTTGCCTGTACTTCGTCAGTGGATGGATGCTGGTTATGAAGTCATCAAGGGCTATGACAAGACTTACTCTGAGTGGCTTGGTATTCGTGAATCAATCAAGATGACGACAGTAAAGCCATCAGGAACAGTCTCTATCCTTGCTGGTGAAAGCCCAGGAGTTCACTGGACTGTTGGTGGTGCTTTCTTCAATCGCGCTATTCGTTTCTCTAACAATGACCCAATGCTTCCTCTTTTCAAGATGGCTAACTACCGAGTTGAGCCAGCAAATGAATCGCCCGATACAACTTCTGTTGTTTTCTTCCCAGTGAAAAGCGGAGCACGCAGAAGTGAGAAGGATGTCAGTATCTACGAGAAGATGGCACTTGCTGCTACTGCTCAGCGATACTGGTCAGATAACTCTGTATCTGTAACTGTCTCCTTTGACCCAGCAACAGAGGCATCATCTATTGGTACGGCTTTGCATATGTATGACGGACAACTTAAGACTGTCTCGTTCTTGCCTATGATGAGCGATGTCTATCCTCAGATGCCTTACACCCAGATCACTGAGGCTGAGTACGAAGAGGCTCGTATGACTTTGATGCCTATCGACTTCTCAGGAGTTTACGCTGGTATGGCTTCTGATGCTATTGGTGAGGCTTACTGCACCACCGATGCCTGTGAAGTGAAGTTGATTAAAGACAATCAGTAAGAGATAACGCTTAGGAAGCCCTGCCTTCTGGTGGGGCTTCTTGCTTTGGTACGCCCGTTAACTTCCAATCAGGCTTACTAGTGAGATGCCACTTCTTGCACTCTTTGCAGATATATGCGCGACAAGGAAGATCGCGTGTCTTTCCTTGTGATATGGCATTCTTCCACGCTACTCGAAGCACTCGTTGTGCTTGTGATTCTGTTGCATAGGTACGCTTACCCGTGCACTGCATCATCGTCTCCTCTTTCTGTTAAGCACCACTCTTCATGATGCTTGATATGGTTTGTTGGATTTTTTAAGTAAGAAACTTTTGTCATCTCTGTTTGATTTATCGTAACTATCTTGACAGAAAACAAAGATGCATCACATCGTTCGCATAATAGAACAACATACTCACCATCTAATCTCCAGCCAACCTTGACTAAATGCTTCCAGAATAGTTCTTCGAATTCGCTCTTGGTAAGGCTATTGGCTTTTGATATTTGGCTATAGAAATCTTCTTTGGAATACTGGTGTGGCTTTGGGTGATACGGCAATTCATCTTGCACCCATGTGCCTTTGATTTTGCGCTCTGTATCTTGGCGCTTCTTCTTCCAATCGTGATACTGGAAGTTCCAATTAGTACTCATTAGTGCCCCCACTAATACTAAGAGATGCCCCTCTTTCGAGGGGCTCTCGTGCTCCTGCTATTACTTTTGCTTAGGCTTTGTCTTTCGTATTGCTTTGGTCTGATGACCTACAGCCTTAACAGTCACCTTTGCTTTATGTGCCTGAGTGTGTGCCTTGTATGGATACATGGCTAACCAGTCTTGTACGACTTTCTGCCTTGTGCCCTTCCATGCACTCCAATTTCTGCCAGCATTGCTCATTTGGTAAGCGATCTGTGCATTGGTCACAGGATTTAGCAGTTGAGCGTTGTACGCTAAACCGAAGTAGGTTCGTCTATCTGCGCCCATTGAACCCAGCATATTGATCTGGAATAAGCCATACGAGTTGTCTCCAGTATGGACATTTCCGTTGTAATCAAGCGCATTTCCATGTGATTCTTTCATGGCTACCGCCCATGCGTACTTCAAGGATTGACCCTTGAAGCCTACGGCTTGAAGCATCGTGACCAGTTCCTTTGGTTGAAACTTGGCATAGTTCTGATACTTTTTAAGCACAAGCATTTGGGCTTCTGCCTTACTAGGTGCGATCGCTGGTGTTGCCACCCCGATCATCACCGCCATTACTACTGCTGATGCTGAGATTGACCCCAGTATCACTCTTGCTTTTGATATTGCTTTCATAGTTTCATCACTCCAGAAAGTCATTGGCGAGTTCTCCTGCCTTTGACTGTTGGTGACGGATACGGTGTAAGTACCTTTCCGTCGTTTTAATTGACTGGTGACCTAGTCTCTCTTTGACCTCATGTACATCGACCCCGTTCTTTAACAACTGGGTCGCGTTGGCATGACGGAGATCGTGAGTTCTAGGAGTCCAGCCAATTCCTGATTTGGCTATTGCTTGGTTCCATGTAGTTCTCCATACTCCACGCGGTAAGTGGCTCGTTTCGTTGGTCATGGTCTGACTAATCCTAGCCTTGCCCTTAGCCTTCCGATACTCTCGTTTCGTCTGGCTACAGGCTTGGCATCGGCAACCCCCATGTGTATAGGAGTAGAGCGTTCCATGCTTGAAGCGTTTTCCCTCTGTCGCGTAGGGCTCCAGAGTGTCGATCTCGCGTGAAGGTTCTAGTTTACCTGCCGTTAATACTATCGATCGAGGGAAGAGCAGGTCATCTTTCCGCAGCGAATTAGCCGAGACATAGGCAGCAATCTCTTGTAATAGGGCTTTTGAGAGGGTTACAGAGCGTTTCTTGCCTGATTTAGTGGCATCTATAACCTTAAATCGCTCACCAGCGTTGTACTTCTCACCTAGATCGCTGACTCGTCTCTGGATAAATACTTCGCCAGAGTTGAAATTGAAATCCTTTACCCTGAGTTCTGTAGCCTCACCGAAGCGAGCACCAGAGAGCACGAGCATCTTGGCAAGTAACTTTGTTCCGGAACCGGCTCCGCCAGGCAAGTTACTTAGTACCTTCTTAAACTCAGCAGGTTCTAAGACATTCTGTAGATCTGGCTGGCTGACTTTGATCTTGATGCCGTGGGTGGGGTTGCTGGTGATCGCCTCACTCTCGACCAGCGAGGCGAAGGCTGAGCCTAGACACGCCTTGACCTGACCCAGCGTGGCTGGCTTGACCCCTTCAAGTCTGAGGTCACTAAGTAACTTTCGAATCTGGCGGGCTGAGATGGAAGTTACTTCATTTGCGCCTAAACGATCTCGAACATATGTACGAAAGGTCATGGCGTAGTTCTTCTTGGTGATCGGCATAAGGTCAGCCGTTTGAATCCACTTATCGAAGTACTCGGATAGGCTGGAATCAGCCTCAGAAGGCTCTGTAAAGCCCAGAACCTCAGCCCGTAGACCCGAAGCCTCAGCCTGAGCATAGGAATCCCATGTGCCAGCAGAGAGGCGTTTGCCGTCTACTCGGTAATAGGCGGTAAATCGCTTACCGCGTTGTACTACATAAGCCATAAGCCACCCTCCCTCAGAGTGTTACTGGCCAGTACCTTACTCGCCAGTAGAAAGTTAGTCAAAGATATGGGTATCGAGTTACATAGAGAACCCAGAACGGAGGACTTACTGGTCGGCGTTGCCGTTCCAGAAGTCGGGATTGTAGGACTTATTGATTGGGTCATTGATGAGATCAGACCAATCACAGATGCAGTCTAAGCGACTGTTTGAGCAGTTAGGACAACGATACCGATCTCCCCTAAAGAGATCTTCTATGTAAATGGTCACTATTCCTCCTAGTGACTTGGGGCGTAGTCTGGCTACGATTCCTGTGAGTTACTCCGTAGTTAATTCATCGCTCTCCTTCTGAGGTCGCTTGGCTATCCATGTATCGATCGTTGACTTACTCCACAGAGGTTTGTTGCCGATCTGTAGATCTGGCTCTGGAAGGGTGTTTCGCTTTCGATGCCTGTATATCGTGTCGTACTTCAGACCCGATAATTTTGCGATGTCGGTATATGTAAGCCATTCGCTCATGCTTTAGTACTCTCCTAAGATTGATCTTCATCGGTTGTATCTCGCTTATCTATGTAGTCTAAAAATTGATCTAAGATCTTTGTTAGATCATCTACTGAGTGCTCGGTGAACCCAAGCAGGATCTCGATCACTTTCATAAGCCCCCAGATAATCATCTCTGGCTCTATGTCATTCTCTGAGAGAACACGATCGAGATGATCGTTGGCTAGGTACTCCTTGATCTCTGGCGGTAATCCGTCTGGTCGTTCTGACTCTACCTTGAAGCCACGAGCCACCTTGATAAACTCACTAGCGATCAAGATAGATTTGCGTAGTTCTAGTGCTTCTTGGTTCATAGTTACTCCTTTATCTTTTGTTTGCAGTTGAAGCAGATGAAGATCATGCGCTCCCCGTGATTGTCATTGATTGTGTGACCAGACTCAATCCAGCCCTGCTGATTGCATGAGTCGCAGGTATCTAATTGATCTGGCGTTACTCTGATGATCTCTACATAGCCCATTACGCCACCTTTCCTGTCTTTACATATTTGTGTAAGTAATCTTTATTTTTCTTGCTGGTTCTGATCTTGTGGCAGTAAGCGCATCGCACTACACATTTGCCGATCTCTTTCTGCAATTTGATCAGTGGAATGCCCTCTTGAATGCCAAGAGAGATGTCGAAAGACTTGCGCCCTCTGACATGGTCAAAGTCCAACCCTCTGATGTCTGCGTTGCCACAGTCCACGCATGAGTTCTCTGACTTGTACTCAGCAACATAGGCTTGCAGTACTGCACGCCTCTTTGCCTTTGCATACTTAGTCTGCTTGATCATTACCTTGTGATTGTCGGTGTAGTGATCGTAACTAGATTTCTTCTGGCACGATCTGCACTGAGTCTGCAACTTATCAGG